AAGCAGTTAAAATTTCTTCCTGTAAACCAAACATTTCTGCTTCTTCTTCCGGCGTATAGTGATCATAGCCGTTGATATGCAGAAAACCATGCACTGCCAAAAAGCCCATCTCCCGCTCAAAGCTGTGGCCGTATTCTTCAGCCTGCTCACGCGCCTTGTCCACTGAAATGAACAGCTCGCCGATATAGGCGTCAAAATCCTCCAGCATCTCAGCTAGCTCAGGGTGGTCCAGCAAATCCTCCTCGTCAACAGCAATATCCAGCTCAGGCTTGTACTCCAAGCTAATCACATCCGTTGGCCGATCCGTATCTCTATATTCCAAATTGAGTTCATGACTGCGCTCATTGCTGACAAAAGTCACAGCCATTTCCTTATTTTCCTTGCCCGTTTTCTGGGCCGCAAACTCCAAAATTTCCTGGGTCTGTTTAAGAATCTCTTCCGAAACCTGACCCGTTTCATCTACTATTTCGATATACATATCTTACCCGCTTTGCTAGTATTACCTTATTATATCATATTTCGACTCACTTTAGGGAGCCGAGGGCAGGGTTTTGGAAAATAGCAGAGCAGATTTGTCAACCACTCACCGCAAAGACAAAAGCAGTTCTTTTTTTATTTTATACCTTCCCGAAACTTTGCCTTTCACTACCTGCTATCATTGACAAAAAGACAAGGCTGGGAAAACCCAACCTTGTCCTACAAGATGCTAATTGCTGACAAAAACATCACGTTTAAATCAATGAAAGTAAATAAATTGTTTTATTTTATAGTTTTAATATTCTTCTATAAAGTTTTTGGGATAATTTTGGGTTTTAATACGATTTTATTTCAAATCAAACAAAAAAACGACCAATTGGCCGAGATAGTGTATTATTTAAAAGTATTATAATGCTAATTGCCGACATATACTGATATTTTAGATAAATCAAAGTGAATTGAAAAGCCTTGCAAAAAAGGCTTTTTCTGTTTTTTATTTTATATTCTTTTATATTCTTTTATATTCTTTTATATTCTTTTTGGGCGTTTTTTGGGTTTTTTGATTAGGTTTTTAAGCAAACAAAAAGCCCCGACCAATCGGCCGAGGCAGTGTATTATTTAAAAGTGTCTTATGAAGGAGCGAACTCCTTTCTGTGTGTTACCAGAGCAGCCGATTAGCTTTTTTAAGGCCGTCCAGCTCCATTCTACGCAAGTGGATAGGGTAATTATCTTTTACATCGATGTAAGAGATGTCTGCGCCGTAAATCGTCTTAAAATTGCCTTTAATTTCGCCCTCTGCACCAGCGTTTACCCAGCGCATAGTGCCAGCGAATTTGTCAGCATACCAGACAGATCCATTTGGAAAACCGTCTTTTTCGTATTGCTTCGTCCTAAATCTAATAAAATAAGGTAGCATGTATTAAATCCTTTCTTCTTATGCAAGCAAGCGCAGATTGACTTTTTCTTCTGCGTGTTGCGGTGTGTCGTTGTCAAAGGGCAATTCAAACCAGCCGAGCATTTGCTGTGCTGGTGCTTGCCAGTTGACGTAGCTAAATGTGCCGTCGCTAGATAGGTTGCGAATAACCTTGCGTGTCCAACCGCCGTTGTAGAGAGCGTCAGCATTGCTGTCAATGTTCTGCTCAATGGTTGTTATCGTGCCATCTGGATTGTGTGCGACCACAAATCCGATATGTCCGAACTCATGATATGGCAAGCAATTCGATACAAACACAGCCCCTACAGGCGGGTTGTTAGAGCCGTTAAAGTGTGTTACTTTAAGCCCTAAGTTTGCAGCACGGTCTAAGCAATCAATAGCGTTGACATAGCTAAAATTAAGCTTGTATAGTCCTTGATATTGCAGAATGTTGTCAATCAGACTAACGCATTGTCCTCCGTACGGATTTGTCGGAGCTTCCATGCGCTGATTGACAACACTTTCTAGCTTGTAAAGTAGTTGTTTTTGAGTCGTCAAAAGGCCACCCCCTTACATTAGTCTTCTTTAAGTTCAGACAAGTTCATCAAGATACATGTCAGGCCTGCAAGACCGACTGTTGATGCGACTACTACCCAGTTGACTTCTGTCAGCAGGGCAGACGAGCCAATGACACCAAGCGCAGCTTGAGCCATAGTCTTGATTACTTTGATAGAGAGTTTCTTAGTGTATGTGTTCATGATTTAACTTCCTTTCTTTTCGATCATGATTTTGAGTTCTTTGACATCTTCTGTCAAATTCTTGATTTGCTCCGTCATGGCAACGAGAGCTTGGTTTTGCTTGTCGTGGTCGTCCAAGCGCCGAGTGTGGTCTTTCGTCTGCTGCTCCAAAAAGCCTAAGCGCAATTCCAATGAGTTGATTTTGGTCGCTTGCTCAATGCTTTTCGCACGCAGAACATTGTAGAAACCGTAGACTGTGATGATAAATCCGCCCACGGTCATTAAAAGCTGGTACTCTGGTTTCAAATAATAATCACCCCCTTTCTAGCTAGTTGCTGATGTTTGGCAACACGATAGTCCATGCACCAGATTTAAGCATATCTTCCGCAGACTGGCCTGTGTAATTGTAACCAGTAGCACCAGTGTATTTAACAATCGTCCGATTGCCTTTCTGCCACTTTGGATTAGTCGTATATGGATAATCAATAGTGACGAATGTAGGCCCTGTGTACCGCTTGCCGTTGATTGGCGCATCAATCTTCTGAGCTAGTGCTGTGTAACTGTTGATGTCCAGACCACCAGAGATACCAAGAGCGATATAAGTGACAAGTTCAAGCAGTTCTTTAAGCTCTGCACGCTGCAGAGTTGCTTCTTGCTCTTTCTTGTCTGCTTCCTGGAATTTCTTCTTGATTTCCTCGTCCTGCTCTTTCTTAGCACGGTCTGGGAAATTCTCTTGATAGACGACTTCTAGGGCTTTCTTTTCCAGTTCCTCGACTGGTAGATCAATGGCTTCTTTTGGAAGCAATACCGGATAGAAAGCGCCCTCCGCATTCGTCAGAATGACATGAGTACCCTCTACTTCGTTGTTGGACGAAGAATAAATCCAACTCTTGCGATTAAATTGTAATTTAGACATATAACTCCTTTCGTTAATTAAATAGACCAAGTGACTTGTGTCTTAAACTCTATTCGTTCTGCGTTTAGGATAACCATAGCTCCATTTGAGCCAAATTGTATGTTTCGGTTGTGTGCTGCTGGTGATGTAGACCAACCAGTCACAGTCAACATGCTTTCCTTTGCTGGTATAGGCAGTAATTCTGCTGGAATGTTCCCTATGCCAAGGTTTCCGCCATTCCCTACTACATTCAGCCTTAATGTCACAATGTCTCCTTGCCGCTTGTAGTGCACACCGTTAACGCCTGTAGAAGTCCATTCTATGCGTTTTAGGTTAGCGTGGTCACTCCTTGCATTGGTTGACCATGCGCTCCATTTACCGGCTAGCAGGACACGCTTAGCTGGCTCTGCGGTTGCTATTGACGGAAAGAACATCTGAAAGCACTCGTTATTACTGTTAAGTACCAGCAACCAGCCATATTGACGAGCCGGATTGTTGTTTTCTGTTCCGTTTTTAAAATAGACACCAGTCGTCCGTTCCTGGTCAAAGTCTTTACCATAAGCATAGATGGCGGTGCCGTTCTTCTGCGTTAACTGGTGCATCTGGATAAGCTTGTCATTCGCATAGATGTCGCCTTTGACGTCAAGCGCTCCACGCTCCCAGATTTTATTAATGCCAACGCCAAACTGGCTATAGGATATGACTACACCCTCGGTCGTGACGATGGCTGCAAATTCAGTGCTTGTGTAGCGGTCTTCCAGCTTTCCTACGACTTCCCAAGTCTTATTGGCTGGATACTGACCGGATAGGTTTGCTGGACTGTTGACAAGCTCTGATATGCTCGTCCAAGAGCCAGCAGCAGGGCCAGTGTCCGATGTGTAGCTTTTATCCGCAAGAGGTTTGACCTTGAATGTCAGCGTCATCTTGTTCTTTTGCGATCCATTGACTGTTAGCGGAGCGACTTTGGCCGTCCGTGTAATCGTCAGCGTTCCGCCGTTCAGGCCAGTTCTTGTGACATCAAATTTTAGGATTGGTGGGAAGTAGTCAAGGATAGTCACTGTACGCTCTATGGCGTTGCTCGTTCGCCCTCTACTATCTGTCACTCTCGCTCTGATGACGACTTGGCCGTCATAGTTCATTAAACCAAGAGCACCGCCATTCGTTGTCGTGGATTGGTTCTTCCCGACAATCTCCGCATAATAGCCTGTAATAGTTGATCCGTAAATCCCAGAAGCTTGTCCAAAGTTGACCTTAATATCAGACAAAATCTTGATAAAATGCTCACCGCCAGAAACGATATTAGCGGCTATGGCATTGCCGTCTGTTAGGGTAAAGCCGGTCAAAGTCGGCTTTACATCGTCCGGAACTGTTGCAGTGAAATTAGCTGTTTGAGTACCTATCTTCTCAGATCCGGAATAGGTATCGACATAAATTGTCCCTGTTCCACTCGTACTGTTTGGTAAGTCGTTGATAAAATCTTTCGGGATTGTCCAATTGGAACTTGTATCAACATTATTGGCTATCTCGCCAGACCTACCATACCAGCTATAGCGGATTGTATGTTTAAAGCTAGCGTCTGCTCTGTTGATTGCGATAGGTAACGGCTGACCGATTGCAACCGTTGAATTAAACGTCGCAGAACTCGACCTTGGAATGCGCGGCAGATAGATGGGTATGCTTGCAGCACCCCACCCATATTCAGCAAATCTAAGGTCTAATCTTGCTGAAGCTGAAAACGACTTGTTGCCATCTGGTGCATGGGGTATCTGATAATCTTTCGCAAAAAGCAATTTTGCTTGACCGGGTGAAATGGCATAGCCGCTTGACGCTATCTGTATGACTTCTTGCACCCCGTTGACCGTCATAGTCAATGGTTTGTTCCCGTTTCCATCGTAGATAGTCGCAGAAGCCGAAATCAGATTAACTTGTATATTTACTAACGAGAAATTGCCAGCGACATTCTGCCAGTTTCGTGTTGTCACTATCTCGATGTATAAGCCGTTCCCGTAAGTTCCGGTAAATGTGGCTCTAGCCATGTTTAAATACCTCCCACATATCGAATTACATTCATATCAAGATTGAGCTGATACTGTTCTTCTCTAAAGCGTCCAATTTGGAGCGTCCGAGTAAATACCCCGTTCTCAATCTTGAGGACACCTTGTGAGATATAAGCTACCTCAGAGCCTGCAGAATAGAAGCTGATACGGTCACTCTCGACACGAACAGAGGATGAACCGTCTTTTTTACCGATGATTAAGCCTTCGTTGCTAGCACTCATATAGCTGTCTAAGAAGCTCCAACGCTCGGCCATGTCGCCGAGATTATTTTCAACCTTGGTTAATCTCTGGCTTGCCGATACAAGTTTAGCTTCTGCTACGGCTCGCCCGGCTTCATCGGCTTTGACATAGTCTTGATAGGATTTAACCCATTCATTGACTGTATCAATACTGGCTTTGGCTTCAAGTTCTGCTTTAGCTAGCTGCATAGCCTCTGTTAAAGCGTTGAGTTGCTCTGCAGTCAGCTTGTTATCTGCTTTGCTGTCAATCTTGTCATTGACTTGTTTGAGCTGCTCCTCGTCGAGCGCTCCTTTGTCTCCTTTAGGTCCTGGAGGACCTTGTGCGCCAGGGTCGCCTTTGTCGCCTTTCGCACCAGCTTGACCGTCAGCAACGTTGCTGAAAGTCACCTCCGCAGTTGCCACTTTCTCGTCGTTGAGATAGGCTTCAACCGTTACTTGCAGAGTTCCCTCAAAGTCTGTTGCACGGACTAGCATTTGACTGCCGCTGCCGATGATAGAGTCGCCTTTCTTGTAAAAAATGATAGGCTCATATACCTTGCCATTCTTTTCGAGTTTGGCCATTAACAAGCTTTGTCCTGCGCTATTTTTAAAGGTCGTTCCTTGGTCTGTAGATAGCTTCAGTTCGTATGGTATAGCCTGTTCTGCAAGCTTGCTCATACGAGTTAGCAGGTTGTCTGATACCTTGTTTTGCAAGGCTTGAAAGTTCGCAAAAACCGTCTTATTTTCGCTTGGATTGGTAAAGCTGATTTGTTGCTCGCTGACACGAGCTTCCAAAACTAACATAGGACTAAAGCCTGTGTCTTGGATTTTGACAGTGTCTCCGATATCTAAATCAAAATATCCGTCTGCTTCGTATGTGATGGCTGGATAGCAATATTTCCTTAGATTACGTAAGGCTGTGGAGATAAGCACTTCTTCGCTATCTGTATCGACTTCCATGTCCTTACGTATCCAGTTATCGCTTGTTTCAGTTCCAGACAAAACTGACGGGTATAGTTGTTTTGATAAAGGCGCATATAGCAAACTGTCTTTGAGATAAAACTCAACCTCGCCTTTGTCGTTCTTCCATTCTTGTTTCTTCTTAGGATCTATGACAACCTGCGTGGTGCTGACAGTTACCTCTTTAAGTTCTATCTCTGGCAGCGGCACATCAACCGTTCCGCTCGTTACTGTGCTACCCTCGACTGTCTTGCCGGCTTTTAGCTCTGGCGGATAACAAAGCGTCTCTATCGCTCCCAAATAAGCCTGAGCGTTATATGTTCCTAGCGTTACATACTGCCGTCCAGCATAATTCTGCTCAAGTACCGTCACGGTGCTGCCGTTATTGGCGATAATGATAGAAACGTGGCCATACTGCCCTGTGCCTTGATAAGAGTTATAAGCCTTGATATTTGCCAAAGCTCCAGCTTTCAGCTCATTAGTCGCACGAGGTCGGACAACAGACCAACCAAAATTAGCCCAAGCGTAATCAGTCCCGATGTAAGCCGCAGCCATACCAGCCCCAACTTTGCCAGAAAAGCCCGTTACACCACCACCAAGTCCAGGGCCGCCTAGTTTCATCGAATACCATGCAGCCAAGCCGTAACATTGACCACTGCCAACCGTCCGACCTTGCAAGCCTTTCATTTCGTTGATAACTGATATAACTTTATCAGCCTTAACTACTTGTGTTACTGGTTGGCTAGGACTGCTTAATTGATTGTTAGGCTGTTTCCATAGGTCATCTAGTTTGTCTAGGATATTACCATTGGAACGATTGACACCGCCTCTAATATCTCGCATGAGAGCGATATAGTGGCCATATCCAGCGGCTGCATAGTCATATAACGCACCGCCGACACGGAAAAGACCACAGGTGTAGTCTTCGATGTTCTGCTTGCCTTTGACGCCGTAGAACTTCCGACCTCCGCTAGTCTGCTCTGCTAGCAGATAAGCATAGTCTTTCATAAAGTCGTCAACTGACGCATAGTGAAAGTATGTTCCGCCCTCATTAGCAGGTCTAGCGCTCCCTGTCGTGACCTTGACACCACTTGGACGAGTCTGAGCCGAGCCAGACATACCAGACCAGTTATTATCAATTCTAGCAACGTTAGAAGCACCCCAGAAGCTTTCAAGGTAAAGCTGGCATATCATCCCTGACGGCAGTATGTTGTACTGCACACAGAGATTTAGGATAGTTTGGACTATAGCAGCACTCATAGGGTGTCCGGCGTAGTTTAAACCGCCACCGGTATATTTCTTACCACTTGCCGCTTGTGTAGCTGATGGGTTAGCAATCTTGGTTGTTGTTTCCTTGGTTTCTTCCTTGCGTCCGACTGGCTTGATAGCGTTGTATAGCTGCGTCTTGTCAACGCTTCGCTTGATACTACGCACATTCTTACCATACTTCAAAACAACGTCGTTCCGCTTGCGTCCAACACCTTGATTTTCTGTGCTATGTGCCTTGTAGACATTTAAGACAAAGCGGTCAAGCTGACTGTTTGATTTCAAGTGAGTTTCAAACTCGATTTCTGCATCAAAGTTGCGAGCCAGCGAGATTAAGCGAGTAAGAGAGGATTCTTGCCCCTCCCATTGCAACGCTCTGCGCTGATCCGCTATCTCATTGATGCCGATTTCTAACTTTGCAAGACCAAGAGTGCCCCACTCTTTGAGATACTCTATAAATGTCATCGCTTTTGGTGCTTTGTAAGCTCCGTAATATTCAAGCAGAAGCTCAAGACTTAGGTTTTCGCAGTAACATTTGATAATCTGCTCGTTTTCCTCGGTCTTCATCACATTAAAGAGATAAGACCGACCTTTGTACTTGAAACTAACAAAAGCACGCTCGTTGAGGTGCTTATACGCTTGTTCAGCGTATGTGTCAGACTGTACTTTCTTTTTAAAAACCGAGAACTCAAAGACTGATGTTGCACCTTCAAGACTTCGTGTCCACTTGTCATTAAAGAAATTTAAGGTAGTCTGCTTATCGTTATCAACATAAGCAACCTTCTTCAAGGCGCTGTCATGGATTGTTAAAAGCATTAGAGCCACCTTTCTTCAAATTCAATCGTTACACTCGGTTTCTTCTTCGCCCAGCTAGACTGCACGATTTCTATTTCAGATTTTCCCGGCGGGATGACCGGCCACAAAGAGCCGTCTACCGCTTGGTCTAAATCGTAAATGTTGTTCAAAACTAGATTGTCAGTCTCGCTATTAATAACAACTGTACTACCAGCCGCATACCTGTTAGGGGCGTCTTCCCAGTGATTGTTATTGGTTTTGGCGTAGTAAAGTTCGTCAAAATACATGTGTGTCACTAGCGGTCTATCGGTTACGCTTGATAAGGTCACATGTATTTTGGATGACTTGCGGTCTTTAATAGCTGGAATATTGTACGAAAACTTATTCCCAAACCAGTAGAAAGTGACTTTATCATTTTCTCTGGTGATGTCCGACCATCCCCTATCTTGATTAAATGGATTGTGCTCGTTCAAGTGTGTAGCATTGAATGTCCAACTTTTCAAAACGCTGTAACCGCCATGCTCGTCAGCGCCCAGAAAGTTGTACTCTGTTACTAGACCAAGACTACGCTTGTAGGTTTCTACACCATAAAGAAATTTGTCGTTTTCGTCTGTAACAGTAACCTTGATGAAACCGTACTGGCTGCTATGTCCAACCCAAAAGATTTGACGCCACCAAAGATACTCTGTCAACGCTCCTGTGTTACCGCTGCTGTCTGGCGGCACAGGCCAAGTGATGGAAGCGCTCCTAGCTGGTGCAACTCCGTTCGTTTGAAGTTTAATGTGATGCCTATTCCACAAAGCTTCTAGCTCTAATGTTCCGTTGCCCGCTTCTGGCACGTTGGTTATACCAACATTTTTTTGCCCAGAAATAAAAGCTTGTCTAATCTTGTCTCCTCTATAATCGTAGAGCAGTTCAGATTTAGAGACGATTTTGCCGTCGATTTCCTCAATGTTTCCAACCTCAAAAGCAAATCTGTCGCTCACAAGGCCGTAATAGCCGTTTTCGTCGTTAGCCTTAAACGTGATAATCGGATAAGCGTCTGCAGTCCCCTTGTTGTCAATCGAAAAGACCATTTTGCCTTGTCGTTCTTCGTAGTCCATTACACGCTTGTAAGTTGTTGAATGAGCCACGCCATCCGGAATATAGAACTTGATAGTCGTTTCGTCATACCAGTCAGTTATCCCCTCAAGCTCCATATCGCCCTTTACAAGAGCGTTAAAGTACCTGTTAGGGTATTTGCCTAGCGTCAGCTTTTTCGGCTCTGTAGCGTCAAATATGCCCGCTATACGCTCTTTTAACTCGTTGATGTTTCCTCGCCCAGTGTCTGCTGGCTCAGTTGTGTCCACAAATCGAATATTTGCAACATCAAAAGAGGCCAAACTAACTTTGACCTCGATTTCTTTTGCTCCGACCTCGACTGCGGTAGCAATTGTACCAATCCGAGATAGTTTCTCGGTTTTGATTGTGCGTTCATTTCCAATATCAGATTTTACTTCTAGGACTTTGAGCAGACCGGAAAGGTCTACTCCGTTATATGTCATAGATGTTTCGGTCATACTCTCACCCCTTTCAGAATATTGTTGATATAGTCACGGTCGCTTTGATAACGGCTGAAATCATCGCCTGTCAAGCGGGCAAACTCTTGACCATTAACATTCAGCACCACTTCTCTATCTAAGCTTTGCTTGATAGTGTTGAGTGCGTCTTTGATAATGTCCAACTTCTGGTCTGATTGCTTGTTCTCAAGCATCAGCGAGCCGTTTAAGTTTGCTGTGTAACCATGTTGCTTCAATCCATCGTCAAGTAAATCGCTGTAATCAAACTTGCCTTTGACATCATATAGATTTTCCAGAGCTTCGTTTACATATTTCTGACTGCGGTCGATACCGACTGCGATACCTTGACCGATATAGATACCTACACGGTCACGGAAAAGCCGTGATGGTGAATGAATGTCTGCCGCCGCTCTAGCAGCTCTTTCCGCTTGTGAAACCAAAGCATTTGCCGCTGATGTTACCGCTGGTAAAGCTGCAATCATACCACGAGCCAAGCCGTTACCGATTTGTGCACCGACTGAAATCATGTTCCGTGCGCCGATGTTTCCGACACGTTGGACGGATAGCATAAGGCTATTCATGGCCGCAGTTGCTCCAGCAACACCCGCACGAATGCCGTTGACGACACCTCTTGAAACACCTTGACCAGCTTGTTGTCCTGCTGCAGTCATACGAGCTGCGCTTGATACAATGACTGTTACTATCAAAGTCATGCCAGATTGTACGCTTGTTACCGCTCTAGCCATAGCACTAGCCACAACCGGAGCTAATGCAGAAAATCCAGAAGCTAAAGCTGGAAGAACTGCAGATACAGACATAAGCGAAGCGGAAGCGCCTGCGCTATACGCTTGTACCATTGCCATTCCTTGCCCTAGTGCTTTCATACCGTTACCTGCTGTTGCTATTCCTGCTCCGTTAGCTGCGATTGCTCCGATACCAGTAGCAACTGCAGCTAGACTGGCAGCCATGTCGCCAAGCTTTGTATTCGTAATCATTACCACGCCTTGAGCTAACTGTTTAAAGCCATTACCAGCCTTTTGAGCTGCGTTTCCTACAGAAGTAATAACTCCGCTGATTGCATTCAAAACAGTCGCTATCCCGCTGCTTAGAGCGTCTGAAACAGTCTTTATAGCCGCCGCAAAGGTTTTAACCGCTGGAGATCCAACATTCAAAGCAGCACCAAATAGAGCGACGCCAGCGGCTGCAACTGTTATACCAGCCCCAAGAACTAAAGCGCCAGCTCCTGCTGCTAAAGCTCCTGTTCCTACTACTAGCAACGCTGCACCTAAAGCCAATCCAGCGACTGCAGCTAAACCAGCTCCTGCCGCAACGACAGTTAGCCCACCACCTAGAGCTAACAGCCCTGTAGCTGCGTTAACTCCGTGAGTTGCAATAGGCTCTAAAGCCCCAGACATTAATTGCAAACCTGCACCAGCAGCAAGCACGCCTACGCCGATAAGGAGAACTGCAGCGCCAAAGGCTAGAATACCAATCGCCCCAGCGGTAAGAGCAGGGCCGATAGCCGCTGCACCGACCGCAAGTAAAGCAATGCCAGCGGTAAGTCCAGCTAACGCAATCGCAGCAGGAGCGCCAGCGCTTGCTAATTGAATAGCCGCTTGAACTAAAACATAGATACCAGCCGCTGCCAATGCCACACCAGCACCAAGAGCAAGCACTCCAAGCCCCATTTGCAAAACAGAAGCCGCCGCTGTTCCTGCGGTCGTTCCTACTGCCGTATTCCCTGCGCTCATCGCTGCACTAGCTCCAGCATTTGCGGCTTGTGCAGCAGTAAGAGAGATAGTGTTAGTAACCATATTGACTAACGACTGACCGAAATTGAATGCAGCTTTTAGCCCTTGTGCAATTTTCAAACCCGTTCGGACAGTAACTAATGCAGCAGCAAAGCCGATAACCGCAGAAGCGATATTCTGGATGGTTCCCGGCGGAAGCGAAGCTATGAAATTAGCTGCTGCGGTAGCGATTTGAGACAACCACGTCACAAGCGTTCCTAGCGTGCTTCCTAGCGTTTCTAGCACTCCTGTAGCCGTCAGACTATTCCAGATATTGCCAAGAGCAGCAGAAATGCTCTGAACTGCCGTAGTAAATGCTGAAACCGCACCAGTATTAGAAAATGCAGTCCATAAAGTCTGTATCTTCTGTGTTGTGTCTGAGATAAAAGCTGATACATTGTTGATAATCTTAGTGAAATCAATCTTTTCAAGCGCCTTGCCGAGTCCGTCTGCAAGCTTATTGAAATCAACCTTGTCGAAAGCGTCTGATAAAGCATTTACTGCCTTAATACCGAACTTATTGAGCTGTTCAAACGCTGGCATGAGTTTATTAGAAAGCGACTCTTTCATTCCGTCGATAGCTTGATCAACAGTCTTAAACTCTGTCGCCATTTTTTGGAAAGCATCAGAATTACCGGCCTTATTTAAAGCATCGAAGAAATCTTCTGTCTTAATCTTTCCGTCTTGTACAGCAGATACAAGCTCAGCTGTACTCATACCCATTTCTTTAGCTACGGCAGCCATACCAGCAGGCGCTTGTTCCATCATTATTTTAAAGTCCATCCAAGCGACTTTAGGTTTACTTGCCATTTGTGTAGCCTGCGTAGATAAGGACTTCATCGCTTGCGCTGGATTTTCGGCAGAAGCAGCTAGACCACCGAAAGCTTTTACTAGACTGCCAACATTCTTAGTTCCCACAGCGTCGAGCTGTGAGTAAGTACTAGCCATGTCAGAAGCAGAGTAAATAGTCTTTGTCGCAAAGTCTTGCATCTCGGTTTTAGCTTGTGCTATGACCTCGGATGACCTGCCAAAAGCTTGTAAGTTACCCTCAAAGGTCTTCCATGCCTTTTGAGCTCCATTCAGTTCTCCGACCATTGAGCCAATGCCTGATGTGATTGAACCAATACCAGATGTCAAAGCAGAGCTGATTAGATTTGCACCTAAAACCGATTTAAAAGTAGAGCCTACCTTGCTAGCCATGCTAGACAAGCCAGACACAGACCTTTCAGCGGCTCTAAAAGCGCTCGAAAAGCCACTATCCCTTGCACGTAGCACCGCTTCAACTGTATAGCTCGAATTTGCCATTAATACACCTCCCCTCCGTTATAGTTTTTCATTCGTTTGGCAATAGCGATTAAGTCGCTATTGACTGGTTTTGCGTAATTAGCACCCAGGACAGACTGTCTGCGCTTCGCTTCGTCATAAAAGTCCGTAAAGGTCTTATAGACATAAGTCTTGCCATTCTTGTCTATTGCCTGGGCTGTTCTGTTCAGAAATGCTTGCAGATATAATTCTTGCTCACGTTCTAATTGCTTCATGACATGCCCACGTTTTCGTAGCTTGTACTCAGCAATCGTCATTCTTCTTGCCACATCGTAGTCCGTAACGCCAAACAATCCGAATATCGTTGCAAGCATATCCTCATAAACCTGCTTAGATGTCGATATGACAGTCTTTACAGGTTCATTTCTTTCAGGACTTTGTTCACTTTCAATTTTGTCACCGGCGATTTCTTCAAGCTCGCTAAAAAATCATCAAACACTTTCTCAAGATTGTCGCCTTGAACTTCAATCCACGCTTCAATATCTGCGCTTTTAAGCAAAGGCCGCTCTGTCGTGGTTGCTGCTTGGATAATGTCTGCGATAACAACCGGATTGAAGTCTTTTAGATAGACAACTGCCGATTGCAAGCCCATACCGAAGCTAACGCCATTTCCTTTGACTTCATAGCGCTTGTCCATTTCACGGATGAAGTCAATACCAAAATGTAAGTCGTATTTCTTGCCGTTGATTTCGATTTGTTTCATATTTTTGTTTCTCCTTACAAAATAAAAAGGGGCTAAATGCCCCAAAATTCGATTACGCTTCTTGAGTAGTGTCCTTGAATGCGTACTGTACAGCCTTTTGTTGTTCTTCTGTCAAGGTCGCATATCCGTCTACTGGCTTGCCGTCAATCTTCATTTCTGTTGAGATTGTAATCAAGTCCTCAACGTTCGCAGGTAATTCCCAACTAGACAGAGAGCCTTGCATGTATTTAGCAGGGTATTTGTCGGATTGCTTAGTGCCAGCAAGGTCAATTTCCCACACTTCAAGCTTAAAGCCCTCTAAAACTGATTGTTCAAGGAGCTTGTTCAGTTCATCACGGCTTGAAACAGCTTCGATTTCAAGTGTCACTTCCAAGCCACCATCACTGTTGACAGCCCCGTCTTTCGTCTTCTTCGTGTCGTTTGAGCGCTCATATTTCAGTTTATGCTCAATCTGAAAAGCTAACTTAGCAGCAGCTTTCTTTTCACCTAACTTGCGGAACATCAAAATTTTATCTTTTCCGTACATGTATCATTTTCCTTTCTTAGTTAAATCTAAACTTTAAATCAAGAATGCCATGATAAAGCAGTTCTTGAGTTGAATTGTCTTTGATAATTTGCGTTGGACTTGTTAAGTCCATAGACCATCTAGTGCCATTTATAAGCTTAATCGTCGAATACTCAGCCATTAACTTGCCTATCCAATCAGATACCAGTTTTCTATCGTCTATACGCCCCCACACGTCGACACGAGCCGACACTTCTCCTAAAAGATAGGACTTCGTGGGCTGTGGGATAATCTGCGTATAAGATACAACCATAAACGGATAAGGTGTGCCGTCCTCTGGCAGATACGGATAAGCAGTCAATCCAAGAGCATTTGAGCGCTTGATAAGCTCGTCATGTAACTGTTGGTCTGGTTGTTTATTTAACAATGCCTGCCCTCCTTAAATCTGCTATAAATCTTGGTTGGACTACATCAAAAGCTGGCTTCATGAATGGTTGTGCGTTCATCTTGCGTGTGCCGACTTCCAAGTAAGCAGCGTAGTCTGTGCCAGCTTCCACCTTTGCTTCAAATCCGCCGTCTTGCATTTCAAGAGTGATTTTGCGCTTCGTTGCGCCTGTTGAATAGCCTTTAGTAAAGACAGCATTTCTTTTAGCGGTTCGTTGCAATTCTGCGCCATACTTCTTGACAATAGCCTTATGCGCTTCCATGTTAGCAGCGGTCTGCAAGGCTTTCATCAATGGTGCATCTCCGTTGATGCGTAAAGTTCCATCAAATCCCATTTTTTACCTCGCTAACATAAAAAACAGTCATGCCGTTCGTATGTTCTGGCGTTCGTACGATGCTATAAGGTTTTCCGTCAATCAAAAGGCTAGCAATATTTCCTCTTGTGCGTCTTACTCTAACAACTTTTGTAACATCTTTCAGCTTGTCACCTAAAAGGTTTTGGAGCTGTGCGCTTACCGGCCCGATATTAGCAGGTACGACCTTTTCAGTTGTTTCGCCACCTACCATTTTCCCCAAATCAGCGTCATATCTTGGTTTCTGCTCGCTTTTAATAACAAGCTTGCATCGTTTGTCAAATCTCATAGCATCTTAAACCCCGCTTGAAAACTACCGGCAAAGTTGCGCCTGATTACAGCGTCATAGACTGCAAAGTCGTCTAAGTCAAAGGACATACTCAACCCCTCTACGCTTTGAGAGGATAAACCCTCAGAACCTAGCTTGTTAAAACGTTTGACTACAACCTCTACGATGATATAGCTCAGCTTATCTGGTATCTCGTCTTGTTTTGAGTAAGCCTTGAAGTGCGCTTCTGTGAGATTTTGGATAATTAACAAGAGATTATCTTGCAAGTTATCCTCAATTCCTAGCAAAGCTTTTACTTGCTCAATAATCGTCATGTTCTTACCCCTCCAATGCGTCAATCAAGCTTGCTTTATCAAGCCCAGAATAGCCCGTCACGCCGTTTTCTTTGGCAATCCCTCGTAACTCCTGCACCGTCATATCAGACAGCGCAGAGGGGCTTTCTGCCACCTCTACGACTGGCTCAGGAGCTTGCGGGTGATGCCTACGCAGCAACATACCCATTAAGCACCTCCGAATTTGACAACTTTAGTTGGGTCATACAAGTAAACGCCATAGTGCTCGTCACCTGTAATGACTGTTGTTTTCTTCAAGATATCACGGTCTGTTTCGATTGCAACATCACGCTTGAGGTTGATAACGAATGCGCCATATTTAGCAACATCTGTCGTGTCGTTTGCAGTCGGTGATACTTTAACCAAGAAGCCTTTTCCTTTTTCAACTTTCTTAGTACGGACGATTTGTACGCCGTGAGTTTCACCAAAAGTACCGGATACCACTGTATTAGCTCCAATTTCAGAGCCAGACAGCCAATTTTTGATTGTGTCAGCTCGCAAGTCGATTGCGTCAGCAGGGTTGATAAGAGCGACATAGTTTGCGTCTTCTTCGTCGTCAAACACCGCCAAGGCTTTATCAAGTGCTGCGCCAGTTGTAGGAGCTTCTGTGACAAATTGAGTTGCTTTCTTAGCTTCCTCAATCAAGTCGTTATCAACCTTGTTAGCCAAAGCAAGAGCGATTTGTTGTGTCGCTTGACCGATCGGGTCACCGTAACCAGACAAGACAGCTTCGTCTGTCAGCTCAATACCTTTACCAGCTTTCTTGATAGTCATAGTAGACTTAGCAGTTGTCAGTTGGTCTGGCTCAATAGCAACGCCCTCAGCGATGTCTTTAGCATCACCAGAGTAAACCCATTTAGGTACTGTGATAGTGCTTCCTGGTTGTCCTACAAGCTCACGTTCAACGTATGCGAGCGGTGTGAATTTAATCATCTTAGGAAGTTTAGCCGATACCATATCAGCCATTACTTCGGGGCTAATCATTTGTGCAAGTTGTGTTTGTGTCATTTATGTTTATCCTTTCACTAATTGTGCGTATAGTTCTGGGTTGCTCTGCCGCAATTCATGGCGGCCTTTGTATCCCATTCGGTCAAATTGCTCTTTAGTGATTGCTCCTGCAGTTGATTGCTCAACTTTGCGTGGCGTCTTACCTTTCAGCATTTCTTTGACCTTGTTGTCTGCTAGTTGGTTGACTAGCTCCGCAAAGCCGTTTACAGCTTCCTGTGTGCGTTCTGCGTCATCTTTTACGACCAAGGCAAGGATTTCATCGCTTGCTGCAATACCGTTCTCAGAGAGCATTTTAGACGCTTCTTTTTCAAGTCCGCTGCGATTGATTTTCGCTTCGAGTTCTGCGATGTATGCTGCTTGCTTCTTAGCTTCATACTCTGCTTTTTCATCAGCGTTCATCTTCCGCAACTTCTCAGCTTCGTCCATTTTGGCTTTGTATTCTTTTTCAGCCGAGCGTTTCGCTTTTGCCTTTTCCTTTTGGATAATTGCGTCTAGCTCAGCTTGTGTGAATGTTTTCTCAGCAACTTCAGTCTGCTCCTGATTGCTAGCTTCATCAGTGGTTTCTTCTGTTACTTCGATTACTTCATCTTTGATTTCTTCTGCCACTTTTGGCTACCTCCCTTTTAAGTCCTGAGTGGACTGATACCTTGGCTTTTAACGTCTTCAAAGTTCGGACAAAAAGAAAACCAGTCAATTCGACTGGTTTGAATTATGCAACTAAGTAGCAGTCTATTCCTGCCAGTCAAGATGTTGGATCACCTCTCGCTTTCTGTTTTTTGACAACAAAAAAAGCCGTAAAGATACGACTTTTATATATTTAGTAAAAATATCCAGCTTCTTTCTTCATGGTGTCAAATTCTTTTTTCAAAGTTTCATCTGTGAGATAACGCTCTGCAAGCGGACCGAACGCAAACCCTTTCGGATTCTTCAATATTTCAACCACCTCTGCCTGATCTTCTGTTGTTGCTTCGTTTGGAAAACTCATCCATTTATAAAAAGAATCTAGAAGAATCTCCACAACGTATCCCTTTTTCTCTCTATCAACTAGAGCACAGCGGCCGTCTTCTAAAGTGACCAAAATGCTATTTTTAGAATCATCAACACCAATGATTTTATTCAATTTTAACAAAATGATCACCTTCTTTCACATATAAATTTACACCAAATCCTTTCAAGGATTGAATTTGTTCAGCATTTGGTTTGTTGCCTGTGAAGTACATACTTGATACATCAGACAAACCTATTTCACCATGATATTGTGTCTCCAAATAACGAATTCCAAGAACCTCACTTGCTTCTTCTGGTGTTTTGATTTTACTGGTTTTAAACAAATCCACAGTTTCTTTCAACGACTCTTTGTCGATACCTACCAAATTCGGTCTGTTCGGGTTGTCTGCAACAAGGTCTTGATAGACAGCAGGCCCTAGGCTATTATTTACTGTAAATGTTGTCTTGTTTGCCACTTTATCTTTTGCAAAGTGGACGATAACATCACCATATTGGCCAACGCCACCCCAACTTGTTGAGTTGTGAACAAAGTCTTTGTAAGCATCTTTATTCCCGAAATAGCCATACTTTTCAAATTCAGATTTTTTCAAGCGTTTCCCAGACAATCCAAATAACTGATTTGTTGCTTGTTTTCTGTATTTTGTATTGACTACACCGCCACTCGTTCCAGTTTCAAACTGATTCATAAATTTACCAGAATCTATCAACTTGTCAAGATTCACAGACTTAAAACGCATGGAATATGCACTGTTATCTATTATATTTTTCAACACTTTGCTTGATGTTTTAATTTCATCAGCGGTTAGCTGGCTTTCTATATGACTATTATACCACTTTTTGACGTTGTCAGCAAAGTTTTGTAATGTTTTGTGAGCCGAATCCAAACCATAAGAAAAAGCCGTTCCAATAGATGGAATTTTTTCAACGCTTTTAGGTTTCTCTACCTCTCCGATTAAGCTATCAGCGCTTTTTTTGATCAAGCGCTCATATTCTTTTTCGGACATCGAGAAATGAGCTGCCGTCGCACATCTACAGAATGGATGCATCGGAGCAGCGTTCTCCCCTGGCAACATATCAGCCACTTTAAAAAATTTCCCGTCCAACGGCTTGCATATATCACACGCTTTCGGCTCTGCGATAAACTCGTATTCGTCGTAACCGTTAGCAATGTATGACTGTTTTTCTGCTTCCGTAGCAATCCTAGCGCCCTCTGTAACTGCTAGTCGCTTAGCTTCATGAGCAGACACATCAAATTCTTTTCTGATTTTCGGTATCATGGTCGTTGGATTTTTGCCTTTTAGTAGGTATTCTTCCGTTAGGTGGGCCACTATCTGCCTTAAATCACCTTGTCGCTCCCAAATCCTATCAGACCACTTAACGCCCTTGAAAGGCGTATTTAAGACCGCTTGAGCTGCTTTCTCAATCTCACTAGCAGACAACACAGACTTGCCGAGCAATCCGGACTGTGTCTTTAGCGTTTCTGTGTATTCCTCGCTCAAAAACCGTTCTGAAAGCTTATGTTCAGAGTTCGCAAGAGCCACCATTTCCAAATCTAGCTGATATTGCAGCAATTCCAGACGCGACATCTTCATTTTCAGGTTATAAAGCTCAAGTTCTGCGTTAGCTTTGGGTGAAAAATCTTTCTCCTCAACGTAGCGTCTAGCCTTTTCTTCAAAAGCTTTAACATCGAGTGCGTCAACTCTGGCTTTCACCTCTGCTATTGGCAGACCGTTCTTGTCTGCGTAACGCTGTTCAAAGGCTCTAATTTCCTTTTCTAGCTCTCTGAAATGGTAGTCGTACAATCTAGCCATTTCATCGCTTAAAGTCGTGTCACGGCTTAATCTCGCCCTCTGCTCAGCTTCTATGCGTCGTTTCCAGTAATCACTCGGCATCAGCGATCACTTCCTTGCCGCCGTCTTGTAAATCCCTGTCTGCAAAGCGTTCGTTCTGCGCTATCTTCCTAGATAGCAAGCTAGAGCTTTCTTCTTCATCGCCCATCTTCTCAATCTCTTGTTTCGGATTGTCCACGATAGACAAGACAGACAGCTTGGTTTCGTTTGACACTTGGCCGGATAGCTGCGACACGATCTGCGCTTCTTCTAAGATGTTTCGTGGCACATTTCTAGTAAATTGATACTTAATATCAACCCAGCCGTCGCTTGGCACAGCAGCCATTGGCACACCGAACATAATTTCATATAGACGATTAAACGCTGACTGCATTTTGCGGTCTTTCATCTTGGCTAGATTGTCCATTGCTTGCAGCTTAAACGCTAGAGCCGTGCCAGAAGCATTTCCGAAATCTTCTTCTGACAAGTTCGCAACCATTGAAACGGCAAAGATTGAGTCTTTTAGCAACGTGATTAGATTTTCTTGCGTCGTGTCCGAGTTCGGCTTCTCCAGGAATCCGACATCTGGCAAAGGGCCGTCAGAGCCATTCTTCCACAAGTTAAAGATACGATTTTCTCTAATCTGCGTTGCCATGTCTTCTTTTAGCTCGACACCAACGATTTTCAGATAAGCGTCTGCAAAGTAGTCAACATCATTGGCTTTCTCGCTCGCTGCCTTGTTCAATGCATTGATTAGCGTCTTAACGCTATCAAAGATACCTTGTCGCTCCTCGTTCTCAATTAGTTCAACGACCGGCAAAGTTCCGTAAACGTGATTGTTTCGTTCTGTAAACCGGACACCGCCGCCTAATTGGAATGTCGCTTCAATTACTTCGTTAGCAGTGATGACTTGTCCGTAACCTGTTGGATCATTGTCATTAAACGCATATCTAACCGCAAACAAAGGCTTTTCTTCAATGCTGTTATCATGCACAATAAACATATTGATTGGACTGTTGTATGTCGCCCTTGTGTTGCCGGCTTCGTCTTGATAGACATAGAGGAACGCATGGCCGAATACATCGGCAAGTTTAGCAAGCTCAAATTCGCTGTCTTCCATGTCGTTCAACTTGCGAAAATCACTAATAAACTCTGCTACGTTGTCATCATCATGCGTCACTTTAACCGGTACACCGATTTGATAGCCACTAAAAGTGTCGACGATATACTTTGCGTAGTTAATGACTAAGCGATTATCTGGCTTCCAAGGTTCTTTTGCCCCACCTTTCAATATCTTGTGATTAGACATATACATGTCTTCGTTCTCGATATAACCTTTCAGCAAGTGCGACCTATGCAGTTGCACAGCTCCCGACACTAAGTCTGGCGTTACTTCGTTTGCTGTCGTAGTCATTAGCTTTCGCTTGTTTAGATTGACTTGCGCCATTAAAACCCTCCCTTGAATACTTTAATCTTGTTGCCCATGTCTGCGACTTTGGAATATATCGCATATCGGACGCTATCCAGTACGTCATCATGTTCTTTGAACGGCTCACCTGTTCGCTCATTCCAGATATACTGATAAACTTCATCTTTGAAGTTGTTTACTTTGTCTTTTGAGACATAAAAAAGCCCTAGCTTCATGCGCTTGGCCACTTCTTCTATACCGGACAAAACAGATTTATTTGCATTTCTGCAGTCAATATCCTCACGCTGGAACCTTGCAACGTGTTCTGGCCGTGCGCTATCCGCCCAAAACGGGATATCGCCATATCTTGACCGAATATCAAGCGCTATCTGCACCCAGAAATCAATCTCCTTGTGCTGATACGAATGTTCTTCCAGCAGATATGTTCTGCCGTCTGATGTTTCGCCCAGAACCACGATAGAGCCTAAGTGCTCATATCCCCAGTCAACGCCTGCGTAATAGCTTGTAATCTCGCTTGTAGGCACGTCATCGCTAGTGAGATACATCTTATCGTTAAAATCACGATAAACAACGCCCTCACCAGTCACCCAAAGGCCGAGAATATCACGGTCATAGAACACACCGGCCGGCGTCGCTTGCTTGATGTTTCTGCGGTATCGCTCGGATAAGAAAGTATTATCGTCCAACTCAAAGTGAAAGTCGATAATCATATCATCGTCAGACGCTATATAATCCTTTCTAAGCCAGTGTGTCGGAATATCTGGGTTACTATCCCAGACCACCCTTGCACCCTCTCCAGAACAGCGAGAAATGATTTCTTTAAAGACTGTTTCGTTTGCTAGCGACGCTTCGTTTACATACGCCCCGAAAGCTGTGAAACCCCTAGCACGTTGAAGACCACTAATCGAACCAGTATAGACTTGCACCACTTTGACGCCTTGAAAGACGAAAGCTCCGTGCTTGTCGTATTTCGGAGTGAAACCATACTTGTTGAAAAGTTCTTGCAGTACATTGTTTTGAATAGAGGTTGAAGATGTGCCGGCCAAGATATAAATAGGCTCGTCAATGCCTAGCTTATCCGCTATCTTTCGCACCCTGACTAGCTCACCGATAAACGTATCATTATTGACTACTGTCTTTCCTGCACGTTTAGCGCCATGCAAACCGCAAATAAACCAGTCTTTCGACCAGATACGCTTTAGGACTTCTTGCTGTTTTGGAGTGTATAGAGCGTCTAATTTAACCATCTAAAGCCTCCTGCACCGCTTCGATGTAACTTGATAGCTTTTCATCAATGGTTAGATCGCCGCCAATTTGCGCTTTCAGCTTCTCAATCTCAAGCTCCATCTTCTCGGCTTGTTTAGCAGTCGGATAGCGTTTCAGTATCTCTTGGATAGCCTTAATAACCGTCGCATTGTCGGCTTTCTTCGTCACTCTATCAACTTCACCGGTTACTGGGTTCATCATCAAGACTTCTTCGTCACGTTTTCCTCTTGCGATGTCCGAAAGGATACTCAAAGCTTCCCTAGCACTCATGATATTATGTTCTTGCAACTCAATCATGCGTTTTTCGATATAAGCCGAAATTTCAAGTTTTTTCAAGTTTTGCCCAGCTATGCGTCCTGCTGTCTTTTCGCTATACCCCGCCTTGATTGCTGCTTGTGTTGCATTTCCGCTAGCGATGTACTCGTCTGCGAACTTCTGCTGTCTAACGTTTAACTTGCTGATTTTCCATCACCTCTTTTCAGACAAAATAAAAAGCCGCTATATGCGACTAATACAAAATAAAACTTAAAACCTCTGACAGAATCAAACTGTCCGACTTATAACTTACTTAGGATATAAGTAGCCGTACAATCATGCGAGGTTCAGCTGCTCCTCAGCCATTTCTAAGTTAAAAGCCGTGCAGGACTCGAACCTGCGCTCTCGCAGCACCATGCTACGGCTTCCCAGAAAATTAAATAGGAGTTTAATAAAATAGAAAAAGTTTCAGTCGGCAGACTGTTGCTTATCTGCCAAAAGACGATACCGGACTTGAACCGGCTATTGCCCCAAATCGTCTATAAACCCTGCCGGCCACAAGCAGGAAAATTCAGAAAGGTAATAAATTGAAAACATATTTTAAAGGAGATTATGAAACATCGCTCGTTTGGTCAACGTCCGCGCTTTCGGTGTGGCCATATGAGCTAACAGCCTTTTACAACTGCTAGCCCAGAATATCATAGGAGTAACGTATGGAAAAAGTTGAAAAATCCATCTGTCAATTTCTTGACAATACTATTGTATCACGACTAAAAGCCAGTATTTACCGCATTTTTACCGCATTTTTACCGCTTTTCGCAAATCAAAGCAGAATTGCGATACTGCTCTGCGAAAGCTAGCAAGGCACAATCTAATAGTTCCTGATAGCGCGTTTTCTCAATCCCTAATTCATTGTAGATGATATAAGCTGGTTCTGGCAAAGTCTTTAGAAAGCGAGAATACAGTATGAAGCGATAAGTTGGATTGTATAACCTTGATACTGCTTGTTCTATTTCCTCTAGTTCTGCCATCGCATCTACTCTGCGGATCGCCAGATTTTCAACTGGCCTGCTCGGGCCATTGTTAGTCCTTGTTTCAAACGTAAACTCTTGCGTAACTTTCTGCGATGCTTCGTCACACGCTATTTCTCTCCATCTCGGATATTCTCCTAGCTTCTTCTTTGCTCTGCGAATAGTTACTTTTTCGTTAATTTCTGGCAGCAAAGGTACTTCGCCCATTCTATCCACTCTTTCACCTCCTCTTTTTCAAATAATTCGCTAAAATCATCACTCTGGAACTCCAAAATTATAGTATATTTCATACTGATTTAAAATGTCATATGCTTTCGAGATGAATGATAATAAATCTATATCTGCGTCAAAGAAATTAATCAGCACTAATTGACTTCTAAGATGGTTTTCAAGATGGTTGAGAGCCATTTCATCTAATTCATTATTGACTTCATCAATATTGATTTCTTCTTTCGGCTTTTCTTCTCGAGGGAGCGCCCAAGACCAATCATCATTCAATTTTGATTTTTCTTCCCAAATCTGTTTATTAGAACGGCAGTCATATATTTCTTTTTTTAGCTCTTTCGATGTTTTTTCTTTGTCAATAACTAGAAACATAACATCTATTTGCGTGTCTTCAAAAGCATTACGAATTACGTTTAATTCCACTAATCGGTAACCTATCAATTCACGCATTTTCTTTTCTGCCGCCCTATAAGATGGGCCAGGGAACATAATGTGAAAAGCAAAGCGTTTGCAATAATTCAATGATTTCAATAGAAAAACATCATCAACTACACCTGATTTTTTCCATGGGAACAATTCACGGATTGCGTCTTGGTCTTCAAACGGCAACTCTTTGAATTTAAGCGAAAAAGGCGGATTCATAACAACGGCATCAGCTTTAAACCCACTGTCATACAGAAAGAAGCTTTGATTATTCACAGTCGCATTAGGATAGTTCTCTCGCAATGCTTCGCAAGCCTCCGCTTGGATCTCCACAGCGTGAAACTCAGACGGTTTAATGTACTGCTCTAATTGCCCTGAACCTGCTGCCCCATCAAATATTGATACATTTTCTCCGCAATAGTCTTTAACCTTTCTTGCCAAATACTTTCTCAGGCTCTGGCCAGTAATATATTCTGCATATTGATTTGCTTTCTTTCGATTATTATGCTCTTTCATTTTTACCCTATCCTTTTCAAATCCCAAAAGACCTCTCTAAATACATTTCACGTTTTAGCTTTCGTTGGCGCTCCGCTTCGTCGTCTCTCGCCGCCCCCCCAATTTTAGTATTGTCGTCGATGTAATCTTGTGCAATTGCGGCCCAGCGTTTATCAACCGTCTTGCAGTCCATTTTCTCACGCAAGCAAGTGATAAGGAACTCTCTATCAAACAAGCTATCCAGCTTAATCATCAGTCGGATTGGCGGAAAGCGTCCTGCTCTTTCGTCGCTGTTAAATCTAGTTCTGTCAGAGTTTAGTTGCGCACCATCAAATCCTAGCTGCACCATCATTTCTTTCTTCGTGCCAAAGGTTTCAGTTTTTTCAGATAGAATTCTGTAAAATTTTTGGATATTAGTTTCAGGCATCTCAAACCTCCTCAATCTCTCATAAATTTTGGAATATTGCCATGATATTCTTTATACACAAAATATTTAGTGCAACATTCATCGTGATCGTAATTTTTGTTAATTTTAAGCTTTCTTTTAAGTGTTTTCTTGTATTTTTTGGGGCAGTTTATGAAGAAATCTTCACTATTTGTAGAAAACCAAGCGATAAAATATCGATATGAATATTTAAAATGTTTCTTTTTTTGTCTAAGATTCATCTTCCAGCTCCTTTATCTCCTTTTGCAATTCTTTGATGTGTCTTCTTAACCGCTCCCTGCGAAGTCCTGCGTTGCGATAACCTAACTTGCGACTGCATAAGTTGTCTTCTTCTTTGTTCGCTAACCTTTCTTGATACACTTCTAAACAATGCTTGAGGTGCTTCAATCTCTCCTCTTTATTCATTCTAACTCCTTTATTTCTACCTCGATGCGAGGGTTAAGGCTATATACTTTCTTAGCCCATATTTCCGACACTCTGCCGTCGTCTGTCCACACACAACCAGCGTCTGATATACTGTCAAATAGTGATTTGATGTAATTATCTGTATCTGGTAGTGTAGCAACTGGTATTGTTTCAGCTTCCAACATTGGGCGCTTGTACTTTGTGTTCAGCAGTTGCTTTGTCGGCTTAATGTAAAATGTCGCTTTTACTTTTAAAGCTGTATCGTACTTCTTGCCTTTCCATTGGTTTTTAACCAAAAGAGCGCACCGTCTGCGCCACAAGCGCATGTCGTTTCTTTCATAAGCCGAAGCTCTGCCCCTGACGACTGCTAATCTCGGTCTGCTCTGAGGTTTTGGTTCGATGTTTAGTGTTAATTTCATAATCTAAATTCTAATCAAAATCCACCAGCCAATGGATATGTTGCGAGCATGGCATGGCTGGTGAAACCCTTTAGCGTCATTCGTCCAAGTTTGACGCTTAATTCTAGTTCGCTTTTTACGTGGTTCACGGCACGTTATTGTATTTTGTTTACTTTTTATTACGTCCTACGACTAGGTATCCTAAAAGCACCCATAGCAGAGCCATTCCTGCTTCTTTAATAAATTCAATCATTATTTCTTCCCTCCTTTTAATCATGCTTTCTTCATCCCTTCCACAGTTTCAAACTCAATATCATGAACATCTAGCCACTCTTTGAAAGCATTTGCTTGTTCCAAATTTAGCCAGAACTTAATAGTCGTCACATACTTAGCGTTATTGCCGTCTATTTTCGTCTGTGCTGCATTTTTTTCTTGTTCGAGGGTATTTGTACCACCCTCGATTATCTCGCCTGTTTCGGCATCGTATGCCTTGATATGAGCTTGTACATTTTCTTTAGCCAAGCGCTCGATTTCTGCTTGTCGTTCAGCTTCTGCTTTTTCTTTGGCTTCTTGCTGCTGTCTAAAGAGTCTCGCAGACTCAATATCTTTGTTAATGCTGCTAAGCACTTCTGCAAGTGTCAAGCCGCTTTCGTAAGCTCTGATATAAGTTGCAGGCCCTAGACCATTGTTAGCACATTGAGCGCTAATGGCTGCGATGTCTTGGTCTTTTTGGTTTTGCTTGTTCAGCTCGTCCATGACGATTGTTTCAAGCTCTGTTTCAGTCTTCTTCAAGAGCGTGAAACTGTCTTTCTTAAATTGTGTAGCTTTCGTGTACTCGTCCAAGTATTGCTCAAAAACTTCCGGATTGAGATTGCCTGCTGCTGCTTTTTCGTCAAACCACTTGCGTACTGTGTCTTTCCGTAGTGACTTTTGGTTTTCTTCGTATCCGTCAATTTGACGCTTGAGTTCGTCAATCAACCCTTTCAGCTTGCTATACGGCTCTTTGTAGACTTTTTCAAATTCGGCATACGGCTCATTGATTGCACCTTTGATTTCTTTTCGACGATCTTCAAGATTTTTGCTTAGCTTGTTCAAGTCTGTTCGTGCTTGCTTGACTTCTTCAATCGAGTTGACTTCAAGGTCAAATGTTCCGTATTTAGCAATAGCTTGTTCAATGCCTGCTTCAAAGGCCGCAAAGTCGCTAAATGCGACCTCGGCCGGCTCGAAAGTGATTTCAATATTGTCTAATTGGTTGATTTTTTCTGCTTCTTTCATGCTGCACTCCTATTTTTATGTAAACGGCAATTCAATTTGCTCAGCTTCTGCTTCTGTTCCAGCTTCCGCTTCTTCAAAAGCTTTCTGCAGTTCTGCTTCACAGTTTCGCTCAGCTTCTTCTCGCTTCATTTGCTCAATTTCCTGCATCTTGCGTGCTCTGACTTCTTCTTGCGTTTCTTGTGGTGTCACATCGATAGGCGCTGCCTGTTCCATTTCATCGCTAGTGTATAGACCGCCTACATTTTCGCTAAACGCTTCACGGAAAGCTGATACGATAGCTACTTTACGAATCATCAACGCTGGCGCTTTAGCCCACATTGATTTTCCTGTGTTGTATGCTGATAGGTCGGCATCCGCTGTAATTGGCCGTGACCGGTCTTTGCGATATACCTTGCACCAACCACCCAACAAGGTAGCCGATTTTGGTTTGATTGTTCCCTCAATCTGCTTAATTTCGCCATTTTCGGTCTCAATAACAATTCCTGCATCAAATCCGTCAAATTGGCTATTTTGTTCAGCCCGCTTCATAAAAGCGTCTTTTGAAACCACAATCTGCGCAGGATTTGTTCCGTACTTGATGAAGTAAACCTCTTTCGTGAATGGATTGAGATTTCGTTCTTTACAAGTTGCGATGAAGTAAGCTAATTCTTCATTGCTTGCTTTACCTTGAGGGTCGAGATACTGTCGAACAATGTTCGCAGTAAGTTGTTGCGGATTTGTCAAAAAATCCCCTTTATGTTCTGTAATTTGATTTGTCATTTTGTTGCTCCTATATTCTACCTTTGTAGTTTTTAGCTATATTTTGCGTTTTAAGCCATTTTATTGTTTGTGTGGCACAATTATACTCTCGATAGTTTAAAATCGATTGTGCGCCATTCTGTGGCTTCTGAGACGCATTCCTGTTATATGTCGTCTCCAATATAGAGCCATTGACCGCCCGAGAAGATAAAACATTCTTCTTTTGGCTCTGGTTGCTCTGGCTCTGTCGTCAGCCAACGGTCATAGTCAAACGGTTCTATCATTGCCAACCTCACTATACTTCTTCCACAGCAACCAAATTTCTTGTATAAATTTCACTTTGTCGTGCTTCTTATACCATTTCATACGCTTCCGCTCGTTTGGTGTAACATGGTAAAGCAAGGTTGTTTCAAGTTCCGGTATTGTCATAGCCCTACCTCCCAAGTGAATACTCCGCCCGCATTGTGCAAGCTTTCCATTTCCCGCAACTTCCAGTAGCAGACATCACTACTAACTTTCATCAACCTGTTTACAAGCATGTCTGATAGCTCGTAGTATTTATCACTAAATACTGCCACCATCTCAAAATTGCTCATTTCTGGTTTTAAGACACTTTTTCTTTTTTTCATATCCTCCTCCTGCTTTCTGTATCTGTCTTAAATCTAAATACATTGTCCTTTCCGGCAAGTATGCGGTCTAGCAAACTAGGCTCATACAGTTGCTTTAACTGCTCGCCGGCATAATTTGTTGTAATAATCGTGTTTGTTCTTCCCTCAAGCAGCCGATATAAAACTGACTGCGCCCAACTGCTGCCCTCACGGATAGAATTTCCGACACTCGACTCTTTGCCAAGGTCGTCCAATACCAAATAATCAACCTCTTGCAGAAACTTGATAGTCGCTTTTTCTTCCCACTTCGCCCCTTTGAGATTAAAGGCTTCTTTCATTCGCATGAAAAGTTCAGATACTGGCATATAAACCACTGATTTCTTTTCTCCGATTTTTTGAAAGCCCTCATTGAGTGATTTTGCCATCCCTAGCGCAAGGTGACTTTTACCAACGCCGGGAGGGCCTTGTAAAATCACATTACCCTCATAGCGTCCTTTGAAATAGTCTGTCGCAAAGCGTTTGACGAAGTTGACTGCTTCTGCGTCTTGCTCTGTGTGGATTTCATAGCTTCCGATTGTTTCTTTTGCGATTTTTGGAGATATGATAGACTCACGTTCAAATACTGCATAGCTTTTAAAATTACGGATTTGCGCTTCTGCTTCTGCTCCAGCTCTTGCGATGTCATCGTTGATATTTTCTTGTCCACACTCTGGACAGAACTCAAATGTATTTTGAGTGCATGGGTTTTTAGTCCGTATCATTAAGACTGTTGGGTGCTTCTGGCAACGCTTGTCAATAGCATGCGTGTTAGCGTAGTAGGCTGCTCGCAGGTCTTTAATACTTCTTACTTCTTCCGCCATATCAAATACCTAGCTTTGGATCGTAGCCGTCGTCTAGCATTGTGACTTTGCCAGACTTGCCACGAGGTTTCACACGATTGCGGACAAGCTCTGCTGTTGTCAGTCCATCATTCTTCCAGCGATTAAGGATACCGTTCAAGTAAGCGAAGTATGGCTTGCCATTATCTACGGCTTCCTTGACTGCTAAGCGTAAGACCTCCATTTTGTGTTCTTCGACCAAGTAGCGCATTTCATCAACTTGTAAAGGTGACGGCTGTTTCCCAAAATTTTCTAAAATTAGTTGATTAAATTCACCCAAAGGAGTGGCGGTGGTGGGCGAAGCTGGCTTGCCTTTTTTTGCCTTACTAAATAAAGTGTTTCCACCACCCACCGCAGACTCGTCATAGTTATTATCAGTATAGTTATTATTAGTATAGTTATAATTAGTATAGTTAGAGTTAAGCTCGTTTACTTTCGGAAGTAAAGCTGTTTTACTTTCGTGGTTAAGCTCGTTTACTTTCGGAAGTAAAGCTCGTTTACTTTCTAAAACCTCGGTAAACTTATTAACAAAGATGACATCAGAGCCGTTGAAAACCTTTCTTGTTTCAATCAATCCAAAATCGATTAGCTCTTTCTTGACCTTGATTGCAGTTGGTCTTGATTTTTGGACAATCCGCTCTATTTCGTCAACTGTACAATGAATATATGGCATAATCCCGTCTATCCAGTTGTTCTTGATAGATAAGCTTAGTCGATTACGCATGTAGCTGTATAAAAACTTAGCTTCCAAGCTTAAATCTGCTAACTTTGGATTTTCTAGCAATTCAAGCGGTACTGCAATAAAGCGTAAATTTTCGTTGATGTCATGGACTGTATAGACCATATTCTCCCTCCTAACTTTATTTTTTCTTCTTGTCCTCCAAAATTGTACCGATGCAGATTAGAGCAGATACGCCGAGAATGGACAAGAAGACATTGCTGACCTCTCCAGTCTTCGGTAACTCGTTAGCAGAGGTGTCTGATTTGCTCTCTACTGCATTTTTAGGTTCTTCCTTGGCGCTTGGAGCGGGCGGCTCTTTTTCAAGCGTTTTAGGCGGTAATTCTGGCTTTTTCGGTTCGTCTGGAATAACCAGCTCTGGCAATTCCAAGATTGGTGCTGGTGGAAGCAGCGGAACATCGTTTAGATCAAGTTCAGGCTTATCCAAAATCGGAGCAGGTGGCATCAGAGGAATGTCATTGATGTTCAGCTCTGGTTTATCAACCTGTGGCGCTTCGTTTGGAATTTCCCAGATTGGCTTAGGACGGTTCTTGCCGTCTGCAGTACCGCTGCCAGAAACCCACTTGTAGTCAACTTTGTGCTCGATCCAATAATCATTGGCCGTCACCTTAATTGTGTTTATCGGCTTAGTCGCTTGTGTAGCATAACGAGTGCTATACTCAAAGACTAGGACATTGTTGAGGAAGCCGACGTAGTAATCAAATCCATTTTCACGCATGCTAAGCATGTCCATATTGCCAGGCCAAGCATACGTCCAAGGGTTGGCATTATGAAGATAACTAATCTTCATGCTTCCTGGTACATACCGAGCTTCGTTATCCCATGTATCGGAAACACTGACACGGTTCATAGTTGCCTTGCGGTAGTTTATACGAGCAACCCAGTGGACGACATTAGGATCTTCCTTGTCTTGATAACCCCATTTGTAAAGTTCTTCATTGGGGTTAGTGTCACCTTTGCTGCCACTATCCATTTCAACGATTGTTCCGCTGAAATTCAAGTTCATCTTGCCCTCTTCACGGACAATTTCAGAGTTGATTTTGGTTTGCAGATTAAGGCTGATTGACTTGTTCAAGGGGTGTTCTTTGAAGTAGTCATTGAATACAGTTGTCACTGTATTTTCTTTGGCTTTCGCAATGGCTTGACCGACTTCTGCGCCCTCGTTGTTAGTGACCGCAAATTCGTAGTTAGTTTCCAATTCCAATTCTTGTGGAAGCGGCATTGTTAGCGTGTCGCCTTGATTGATTTCGACATCGTCCGGGATGTCTGTCTTAACAGTCACATCTACCTTGTCGTAGAAGCTGTCACCTTGCTTCTGTACTTCAACTGTCGGCTCTGTGACCGTGATTTCTGTGCCATCTTTTGTGACTTCGCTAGCCAATACGCTAGGGGCAATCAATAGCCCTGCTAAAACTGCCATAGTTGCTGTGATTTTAATTTTGTTTTTCATTTTCTTTCTCCCGTGATTTTTATTTAAGTAATTCTGGATTTTCGTAGATGTTACCGATGACTTCCTCGCTCCCAGTCCAAGCATATCCTTCTTTAATTTCTTTTAGATACACGGCTGGCATTCCTCCTATGTATGTACCACCGTATTCTTTTTCCAGATATACTTCGTGAGGACATCCTCTTGAACATTTAATAATGTCACCTATATATACCTCTTTCCCATTTTTGTCTTTTAGGCCTGTTGATTGTGTAATGCATTCAAAATCATCAAAATGCAACCAATCTCTGGCTTCTTCAACCCACACAATAGGACAAGTCCAGTTTTCGTCATCTGTATCACAATTGCCTGCCATTACTTTATAATTCATTTCGTTTCGTGTTCTATCCCACGCTCTAAATTTTGGTATCATTTCAAATCCTCCTCTTTCACAAACACGCCATCAACCATTTTGCCTTTGCGGTCTTTGATTTCGTTCCATGCTATCTCAAGACAGGCTTCGAGTGTTGTGCCGTATCTGATACTGATAATTTGCAAATAGCGGTTAATCTCCTGAATATTCCTCTTGTTGGTTCGAGGTCCAAAGTTTCCGGATAGATCGCCGATTGAGATTGCAATGTCGCACAGCAATGTAGTCATGCCATGAGGAGAGGTCGGTTCCTCTACATACAAGCTTCCTAGCTCAATCCCACTCTGCTGACAGTAGATGATTTCCACGACTAGCATGTCGCCGATGCTATCCTTAACTTGCTCAATATTGCCTTTGAGGTGTCCTTGGACAAGTTCCCCAAACTCCTCATAAAGTTTCAATAGCTGCTTACGGCTGTCAACCTTATCCAATCCACGGTCTTTCGACCACTGCTGCACATTTTCGATTAATTCTTTTAATTCCATCATCTTCTCCTTTTTGTTTATTTCAAAATAATTCAAGTTGTTTTTTCGGCGAGAAATTGACCCAAAGAATTTCAGTTCTTGGCAAACCTTTCTCTGCAGTTGCTGAAAATTCAATTCTCTCCCAGTTTTTCAAGCGCTTGTTGTATAAATCGCTATCATATCCACTTAAGAGTATTTTTGCTTTAGAATTATTCAAGGCATCCAACAATTCTTCATGATCCTTATCTTCCATCTCGACTGAGTACTGTTTTCTCCTCCTTGTACTAAGGACGTAGGGAGGGTCTACATACATAGACACATTGTCTCGACTATACTTTTCAATCAACTCAATCGCCGGGCGACATTCGATTTGTACCTGTTTTAATCGCAAGGTAACTTCTTGAATGAGTTTTGGCAAATCATTCCAGCATTTAACTGCATAAGCTCTTTCTCTGCCATTCACATTATTTTTCCAACCAGATTTTTCCGTAGGACGAAAGCCGTAACTCATAAAAGAGCGTATGACGAAATTCAAAGCTTTGTCAATTTCGTTTTCCGGTCGAATTTTCCAAGCGTCATCATAAACCTTCCGACTATATGGAGTCAGATAGATTTTTTCGGCCAACGCTTCTGGATCCTGTTTTATTACCCGAAAAAAATTGACCACATCGTCATTTAGGTCATTAACTGTCTCAATAGCGCTTGGAGTTTTAGTAAACAACACCGCACCGCTTCCGAAATAAGGTTCTAAATATGTTTTGTGTTCAGGGAGTAATTGCGAAATTTTATCAGCAAGATTCCACTTGCTTCCTGGATATCTTAAAATAGACTTCATTTTCCCCTCCCTTAGCTTGAAAACGCTGGCGTGATAGCTTTCCTAGCCATTGCCAAAGCTTCCGCTTCCGCTTGCCGTTGTTCTTCATGATACAAGCGTATATCTTCTTCATACTGAGCCACTAGCTCCGCTTCTAAGCGTGCCAAGCGCTCTTTCTTTGCTCGCTTACGAGCGTCCATTCTGTTGCCGTACCATCCGGCAACAAATGCGATGGTTGCAATCAAGGCAACGCCCAGCAACTGACTTCCTAATGTTGGTTCCATAATCTCCTCTTTCTACTCACTAAATTCTCGCCAATGCGAGTTATACCATTCACGGACAGCGTCCCTGGGGTATCTAACTGATGTTCCTTTCCCACGGTCGATTTTGGGAAAGTCTTTGAATTTCAGGAAACGACTAAGTGTACTGGTTGAACAGCCTAGCATTTCTGTTAGCTGCTTCTGTGTCAGTTCCAGTGGTAAGGTTTCCTCAATATCAAACTGCTTTGATATCTCAATTAGTGAGCTTCTCACTCTATCTGTGATATCGTTAGCAAATGCCTGTATGTAGTCCTGTGACATGGCACTACTCCTGTTCTACAAGCGGCAGAATTCCCTCACGTTCTTTCAAAGCATCGTAGAGGAATTTCCGACCTAGCTGCGTCCATACAGTAGTGATTTTACTGTGACAGCGGTCGTCACGTCCGATATATTCAAATGTCCGACTTGCAATGTACCCTTTGCCAAGATATTGTCTATATAGCACCCACTGGCTATTGACTTTTCGCTGGATCCGCAAATCTTTTAGAAGCTGATTAAACTTACTTGCACTCATGCCATAGTCTTGGGCAATCTGCGTAGTTGTCAGCTGGTCTTTTGTTTGTAGTATCAAGTCCAGATAGCTTGTCTGCTTGCGGGCTTCTTCAAGTTCGATTTTGAGTTGTTCCTTTTCTGCTCGCTCATTCTTGAGCTGCGTTGCCAGATTAATGATCGTGTCTGGGCTCAAAAGCACTTCTTCGATTTTGCTATCGGTTAGATAAGCGCCATGCTTGCGAATGGTTGGCAATACTTCGCTAGTCACCCAGCGTTTAAACTCTTTCGCTTGCGGAAGCTTGCTGCCAAGGATGAGAGCGTAGAGACCAGATTCGTTGATGATTGTCATATTTCGTTTTTGACCTGAACCGTCGAATTGACGGGTTAGCTTATCTTCATCGTCTACATGCTTTCGTACTGCTTGGTTAGTATCGTTGTAGCCTAAAACATCGGCCACATCTTTCCCTACGAAGTAAGGTTCTCCATTGATTGTCACTGTGCGGACTTGCTGTCCTTGAAAATTAAAAATTTCGTTCATAAAATATAAAATTCCTT